ATCCTAGCATTATAACAACATCCCAGGCCTTTGTCTTCACAAAGAATGGAATGGAAATCAAATCGGCGATGAGATTGATTACAACGCCAGTTACTACATTGACATGTAGAATAATAAAATAGGCAGTGATCACAAGGATACTGCCCATAATCCTCATCCTAGTGAGGAGTTCATCCGAACGTCGAGTCTGGTTCAAGCGCGATGTAGTACTTGAGATCGGTGTTCTTGTTTGTGAACTCCGAGAGGAGTTTAGACGAGATAACAACATCATATGTTCCAGGAATGATCTTGATGTTCTCAACTTTGAAGTTGAAAGAGAAGTCTTGATCTGTTTCACCAACTTCTTCACTGAACTCGTGAGAAGTATCGTTCTTCTTGTCCCGAACCACCAGTTCGATTTTACCATCCCGACCGATTGCAGACAGGTCAGGAACCTGATAGATCGCAGCGGCCTTCAGGAGTTTGTCAAGTTGTTGAGTTGCAACGGTGAAACAAACATCCTTGGAGGGAAGAGAGATCTCTTTCTCGGGAGGAGAAACAATCACACTAGGATCTGCAAAGAAGTATTTTGCACGACGACGACCATCACGGATAGTCAGAAAAGAATCACCAAACTCCAGATCAGGAGAGTCGTAGAGAGACAGACCAGACAGGAACTGATTCAGATCATAGATCGCAAAGTCGGCTTCAAAGTCTTCCTCAATCTCAGCCTCTGCAAGAATATTCTTCATCACAGAGATGGTCTTCAGTTTGTTACCTTGTTTGATCAGGATGGACTGATTGATCTGAGAGAAGTTTTTGAGAATGTTGGTGGTGTTACTAGAAAGTTTCATATGCGTCCTTGCGGTCATTGTGCAGTCCAGAGAAGTGGTAGAGGAGAATACAATAGTGGATGGCCTTCAGAATGTCAAGTTTTGACTTTCCGTTTTTCTTACCAAACCGAGAGAGATATTTGATTGCATTGGATCGACAGAAAGCCTCTGCATCACCAATACTTTCAATCAGATCAAGAGTCTGAGTCTTGGACTCTTGAGAGGTGTAGTGAGCCTTGTAAGTTCCTGACAAGTAGTCACGAACCTCTTTCATAGTGAGATCTTCTTCATACTTCCAAAATCCATTTTTGGTAGTAGCGTCAAGATTTAGATTGATCTCGTTTCCAAGAACAATACTATCTGGGGAATCATCTGGAATTTCAGGATACATAGAGTCTAGATATGATTTTTCGGGGGTGTATTCAAAACCCCCATTTGCACTTACCCAATCAAGGTCATTCATATAGAGTTCATCGTAAAGCAAAGACCACGCATTCATTGTACATCCTCTTTAGGGTTCATGTCAACATCTGCGTCAACTTTGTCGTACAGATCCATGAAGGCCTGTTTGGTTTCATCATCGAAACGATTCAAACAAACTTGAATCGACTTCATCTTATCACCAAAGATGTTGAAGGCCTGAACGATGTGAACAAGACGACGAGTAGAGATCACTTCATCAACACCACCATCGTAGAAGGTCTTGCGAATGATGTCAGCCCAATCAACCAGGTGAGAGACAAAAGTGTCATCTCCACAAATCTTGGAAAGAATCTTGGCCTCAGTGGAAGCAGTTGGATAAGACTGTTCAAACGTGATCGGGAATCGTTCCAGGAAAGCTTCATTGAGAACATTAGTTCCGATGAAACGACCGTCGTCAGAACCCTTACCCTTGGTGTTTGCAGTTGCAACTACAGTGAACCCAGGTGCGGGTTTGACATACTTACCAATCTTTTTCAGGAATACACCTTTACCTTCCAGAACAGATTGCAGACACAGAATCTTGTTCGATGCAAGATCGATCTCGTCTAGAAGGAGTACAGCTCCACGTTCCAGAGCTTCGATGACTGGACCATTATGCCAAACAGTGTTGCCGTCAACCAAACGGAAACCACCAATAAGATCATCCTCGTCGGTTTCAATGGTGATATTGACGCGAATCAACTCCCTATTTAGTTGGGCGCAGGACTGTTCCACACCCATGGTCTTACCGTTTCCTGACAGACCAGTGATGAAGACAGGGAAGAACGAACGTGATCCGATGATGTTCTTCAGATCCTTGAAGTTACCAAACTGAACGAAGTTGGAATCCTTCTGAGGGATCAAAGATTGTTGAACGTATTCCAGTGTATCGACAGACTTTTCCAGTTGTTGACGAACCTCTTGAATCGTGAGATCCCAGGTCCCACGTTTGACTTTGTATTGATCCAGTTTCTTGGTAACAGTGGGATATGAAACCCCATTCATGGCACAATAAGCACGAACGTCAGCCGCAGTGATCTGTTCACCGTATGCATCGCGAAGTGAATCAATGATGGCTGTGGTCATTTGGGTTGTCTCCCTTTGTGTATGTATATAATATACATGAAAAAACCCCCTGTCTCCAGGGGGTTGAGACACTTATCAGACTGTCTCCAATGATTCTTCAATTTCAGAGTAGTCCTCTTCTTCGACCTCTTCAGGGATAGGCGCACCCACCTGTGCAAGGAAGTTGTCTGGGAGTTTCACATAGTCAGAGATGGAAATCTCAGGAACCAGAACATCTTCACTCCAGAGATATTGGATGTATTCGTTGTAAACACGGAGAAGATGGAAAGCAACACTCTCTGCAGCTTTACCATTTGCACGGGGAGAGATGTAGTTATTGGGAACAAACCCAATCTGTTCATTCTTCCACTTCAAGGCCTGAACCATGCGACTCAGATCAAACTCAAAGTCGGAGTGCATTCTGTTGCACTGAAGGAGGTAACACATACCCATGATCAGATAAACAGAAAACTCAGAACCTTCCTTCTGATTCCAAGAAGAACGAAGTGCTTCAACTGCCTTCACCAAGTTCTTATTCATACTGGTTGCCTTGACCGTAGAGTAGTCTTTGGCCAACTGCCAGATACCGTTGACCTTACGAGGGTCATCGTGTTCCTTCAACAGTTCTTTCAGGTAGGTAGAACCAATGTGCAGACCAGCCTGTTCCAGACCGTTGTAAACGCGAATGGCATTAGGGTCTTCGGAACGAACTGCAGCAGCAAACTTCTCCTCAGGAGAAAGTGGTTTCGGCGTTTCAGCCTTTGCACGGAAATATGAACATGCGATCTTCTGTGCGTCGATGGTCTTGCAAGCAGTGGACTTGATCATCAGGGTATTAAACCACTGATTTTCAGGAACTTGACCACCCTCAAGGGCAGCGATGTTACCTACAGTGCGGTGACGTGCATCGAAGTTGACACAGACACCATTGCGGGCATCATAAACAACATCACCAATACTAGCGAGAAGAGGATCATATCCATTCTCAAACAACTTAGCAAAGTGTTTGGGGTAGAAAGTTCGATTATAGAAGGCATCGATCTTCTGACCTCGCGAAGTGCGATACATGAAACCTTGAATAAAGTTCTCGGTTTCAAACTGGGGGATAAAAATTTCTTTTGCACCGTTCTTGATCTGTTCGGCAACATCAATCAAGATATCGGCCATATCCTCAAGTGTATAGAACTTGGTGATACGTTCCCCAGCAATGAGGACTCCAGCATCAATCTTATTGCGGAGATTGGAACTGAGTTGCTTCCAATCATTTTCGATTGGATAGAGAGTTGAAATTGTTTTAACCATTAATCAAAAGGAGATTAGTTCAATTGTTGCGTCTGGTTGTAACCGTTGTATGAGTTTAAGAGTTCGCATGTGAGGACGACCCTTCCAACCGTACCAACCAGTTACCTTCCCAGTAGAGTGGGGAGGTTCTTTTTCGATGGACAAGTATTGATCCACCGTGAAGTCAAGTATAACACCTGTTTCCCGATCTTGCAACCACCAGTGTGTTCCACCTCTCCAATCACCACTCATCATAGGATCAAGGCTGTCAGTATCAAAAAGATAATACAAAGCCTGAGTTGTATGATAACAATGACCATACATCGGATTTGTTTTATTCTCTTCTCTATACTTGTGTGTTACAAGATCGGGAGTGAGAACATCATATAACTTTTTTTGAATTGAGGCAATCATGGGGATGTTATATGGGATCTTCTCATAAGTGAGAATCGCAGTTTTTGAGATCACCCATTCGCCATCAATTTTATCGTAGGAATGACGTTCTAGTTTATCCACTCTGGCTTACGATCAGGTTTACGAAGATAGTTTTCTGATACCCAAGGTTTTGAATTAATATACCTTCGGTATGCCGTGAATGTATCTATGCTGTCATCATACTTGAATTCATCAGGCATAGCACGAGCAAAGTTGTTGGCCATAGAATAACAAGTAATAGGTTTACCAGACTCACGATGAAATATTTTTTTAGCTTCAAACAAAGTCGGTAAACAAGAGTGTAATTTGCCGTAACGTTGACGATACTCTTCACACAAAGACAGACCGTGTGCAATCAACCAAGCGGTATTGTAATGATTTTGTGCAGCCCACTTGGTAGATGGGTGATTACGGAACGCACCTTTTGCAGTTGCATAATATCCACCGTCTTTCTTAGGGAGTGGACCCCAATCATAATACCATTTAGAGAAAATGATCGAGATCATTTGACAACACTCAAGTGGCATCTTGACGATGTGTTTGTCAGGGAGAACCCTTGCAGACCAGTGAGGGCTCTGTTCAGTGGCGAAGATGTTCATGCGACTAGTTCGACGAATTGAGAAAGGACTTTCTTGTTCAGTTTCTTGTTTGCAAGAGACTTCTTGAATGCACTGCGGATCGCAGTCTTCTTGGCACCTTCCTCCACATCAAATTCTACATCATTGGAGAGGGAGTTGGCATTGATCGCAAAATACTTTACATATCCAGTTCCCAAAACGGCCACACTCTTGTTCTTACGATACTCGGATGTCAGTTCAGCATCACCATACTTTCCACACATTCCAAGGAATCGATTGAACTCACCACTACCAACCAAACGGAATCCGATCAAATTCATTTCAGGATAAAGATCACTCAAATGAGTCAAGAGAGCTTTAGTCATACCAGTGAATCGTTCGCAAATCTGATAGACGTGGCCATTTTTACGATTACGAATGAAACCAACATCCTCACGGGTGTGAACATTACCCCAGTAACCCTCATCATCTTTACGTTGAATCCAAGAGAAGTAAGGAACGCCTGCAGCCTCACCATCGGTCAGAATAGAAACATGAAGTTTCTGAACTCGGTTCTCCTTCTTGAACTTTGGAATGATCGTGTGAAGAGAAATGATCGCTTCATTGAGAGGAGTACCAGAGAGACCCAACTTTTGAGGCCAAACACCCATAGAAAGAATGAAGAGACCTTTACACTGTCGTTCAAAGTCTTGTGCATTGACCTTGTGAGTCAGAACATTCAGAAGATTGAACCACTTATTGACTGCAAGTGAACCCTGTGCAGGTGTCATGTGGGGAGTGTCATTCCAACGACTACGATCACTATACATCGTTCCAGTGTCATCATTCTTGAACCATTCATTAGTGAAACTGTAAACCTCAAAAGGAATCTTCACCTTGCGGCAGAAGAACACCAAACTAAGAAGTTGTTTGACAGTATCGTTGAGAACATGGCCCATAGAACCAGACCAATCCAAAACAAAGATCAGACCATGATTCTTACCGTCAGGTAGAACGGTTACTTTCTTGAAAAGATCATCATTGAACTTGAAGGTGTGAAGTTTGGTGGTATCAAGAACACCAGTACGAGAGGTAGTAGCGCGAGCATAAGAGTCCGCAGACTTCTTGCACTCAAACTCTTTGACCAGATAGTTTACTTCTTTCTGAATATCTTTCTTGAACTCAAGATACTTCTGTTCCCAGATGGGGAAGGCCCTCTCATACTCAGCTTCCCAGAAATCATATGCACAGTCCCAAACTTCTTTGTTAGGAACAACTACACTATCAAGATTGACTTGAGGAACTTCATAGTACTGATAGTCAGTACCAAATCGTGATGCGGCTTCTTTCAGTTTTTCCTGAAGAGACTCATCAGTGAGAACATCATCGATATTGATCTCTTCAGAGATATCCTCACCACCATGACTACCAGATGAACCCATGGAGGATTCTTCAGATTCACCCTCCTCAGATGTTTCGGCATCGGTGCTTTGATTTTCAGGGTCGGAACCACCACCTTGATTTCCCATCGGAGGAGTTTCGATATCTTTTTTATCTTCTTCTTTTTTCTTCTGTTCCTTCATGAAGGCATATACAGCTTCTGCAGCTTCAATAGCTTCATCAAAAGTCTCAGATGCACCAGTCATCTCAACAAAGGACTTCTCTTCATCAGAGAACTGAATGTCAGGATTACCTTTGAAGTATAGATTGATACGGTCAATCAGAGTCATGGTAGAGACATCGGTGTCTTCAATACCAAAGAAGTCTCTGTCTGCCAACTCATTGTATCCCCTGAAGAAGGTTTTGTTCAACCCAGGGAACTTGCGTTTCATCAGTTTCTCAATACGAGCATCTTCAGTCACGTTCAGATAAGACTGAGGAGCCTTTATCTGGGTGAAGTCTTCATTCGGAGTGAACAGTGCATGACCGACCTCATGACCCACAAGAAGATCATAGATGACGTTGGAGAAGTTCTCCCAGATGGGCAGTGTCAGAACACGGGTCTCAACGTTGAA